AGGGTGGATAGAAAATGGATAAATCAATCGGTGGAGCATTACATCGTAGAGAATGTGGATGTGGAAACTTGGTAGCATATAAAGGATTAGATGAACAAGGCAGAAAGCGTTGGAAGTCTAGATGCACCAGTTGTGCAAAATTTGGGCAGCGGACAAAAGATGACCATTGCCATAAGTGTGGATTTGTGGCGGAGGATCCAATACAATTAGATGTAGATCATATAGATGGTAATCCATCAAATAATCATGAATCAAATACTCAAACTCTATGTGCGAATTGTCATAGATTAAAGACTAAGCAGAATATGGATTGGAATAAGAAAAGTGCATAAGTGTAGTTCATGCTTCACAGAGAAGCCATTATCAGAATTTTATGAAGCAAGTAATAAGCGTGGCAAACAATATATGTGTATTGATTGCTATAAGTCTTATTTTAAAACCTGGCGTGAAGAACAGAAGCAAAAACCACAAACTGAATTTCCTACTGCTAAGACTTGTCTAGATTGTGGTCTAGAAAAGCCTATAAGCCAGTTTGGGACACGTTCAGTGGCTAAGGATAAGAAGATGAGCTACTGCAAACCTTGTTGGCGTAAACAGACTCAGAAGGCTTATAGACGGCAACTAGAAAATAAGAATAATGCCTAGAAAAGAAAGATCTGATAAAGGCCAATCTAGATATAATTACCAAGGTGTAGCTAGAAGAAGAACTCCTAATAATACTGGTAAGAAATATACAACTAAGCCTGTAGAGCCAAGAGGTGAACAGCCAAGAGAATTTAGAGTTCAGAAATCATTCTGGCGTAAATTTACTATGGATGAAGTTATTACTTGGAGTGCGGCGGAACTAGAAGAGAAGATTACTAAGTTTTATGATGATTATGAAGAAAGACAATTAAAAGCACATGGAGCCAGATGGTGGTATCCAGAAGATCCTAGAAATAGAATCATTGACTTGAGATATAACAAATAGTATACTTATATTGAATTCACAGATTGCCATTTGCGAATTTACCCCCTATAGGTATAATTACCTAAAAGAGGCCCTCCAGAATATGCTCATGTAGCATCCCGCCAATCTGGAGGGTTTTCTAATGTAAAATAGTGTATACTTAGTGCATAGTGCAAGGATGTAATAACTAGTGGATATAAGAGATAATATGTCTGAAATAAGAGGCGGGGGAGTAAGATTATTCCCATACGCTAAAGAAGTCCATTACAGCACATCAGGCACATTAACCATGACTATAGAGATATATGATGATGTTGAGACACAGCAGTTCACATTTGGATTTAATCCAACGGGATCATTAAAAGACTTCCTTGGACAGATATATGAAGGAGATACACTATGAAAAAGGAAACAGCTAAACAGAAGAAGGTTCATAAAGTAATGAAGGAATTTAAGTCTGGAACCTTGAACACAGGATCTAAAAAGGGTCCTATAGTGAAGTCTAGAAAGCAAGCAATCGCTATTGCATTAAGCGTATCTGGACAGGCTAAGAAGACTAAAAAGAAGAAATAGGGCGGAATGACTCAAAAGACTAAGCCTAGAATAGTAATAGATACTAATAAGCATGGAATAAGAAGAGAAACTAATCTTGATGCAGCATATAACCAGTATTTGAAGAAGAAACAGAAAAAAGAATTTAAGAGTAACAAGCCTAGATAATTTAATATATATATAGGAAGCATTAGAAAGATGTGCGTCATAATGAAATATTATGGCAAAATCTCACATATTGAGACACATTTGGTCCATATAATGGACATGTCTCATATGGAGACTATTGACAGAAGAGGAAAAATATGCCATATCCACAATATACAGAAGAACAAATATCAGAATTTATAGAACAAGCGGCGGAAATGGGAATTGGTCCAGCAATGAGACTATTAGGATATCCTAAGTCATATCATACTGCTAAGAAATTCTTTGTTCAAAGAAATATAGATACACCTACTGCAAATAGCCTTGCAATTATGGCTAAACAATTAGACATTTTCTATACAGATAAAGAGAAAGTATTGGCGGCACAGGCAGTAATAGATAGAACAGTAGAGAAACTATATGAAGATGATCTATTATCAGAGGATATAAATAAACTATCTAATGCCTTGCATAAAGCTATACAAACAATTAATCTAATTGAAGGTAAATCAACCAATATTAATGAGAATAGATCAAAGGATGGATCTGATTTGGCTATTATAGACATGCTAAATGAAGCCAAAATGAGATCAAAATCTATTAAAGATTCATTGAATATGGACCACTCGGTTGACAAATAATTCATATAATAGTATTTTTGCAACAGTAAATAAATTTGGACAGTAAAAATGAATACAATAACAAAATATCTAGACGATATAGATCCAATTTTATTAACAATTCCTGAAGGTAGGCGGGAACTTACAAAATATGATCCTATGCTCTTTGCATTAACCTATTTGCCACATCATTTGAAGAATATGGAAGATGAACTTACTCTTTCTGAATTTCACTGGGACCTTGCTGAATATGGCAAGACATGGATCAATAAGCCAACTGCTCCTAAGCAAAATAGAGATGCATTTATTGCACCTAGAGAATGTGGCAAGAGCACTTGGATCTTCTTAATCTTGCCTATGTGGGCCGCCGCCCATGGTCATATTAAATTCGTAGCAGCATTTTCAGACGCTGCATCTCAAGCTGAGACTCACTTATTAACATTTAAGAATGAACTGGAGACAAATGAATATCTCAAGACAGATTTCCCAGAATTATGCACACCTAAAATTGTCGGTAGCACTGGGCGTAGCTTGGCGGCGAATGCTTGGCGTATTATTCAGTCAAATGATTTTATCTTTGACGCTAATGGTATTGATACTAACTCTTTGGGTAAGAAAGTATTTGGGCAACGTCCTGATCTTATTATTCTTGATGATATTGAAAAGGGTGAAAAGAATTATTCCGAATATCAAGCAGGTCAACAGCGTAGAACAGTATTTGACGACATTGCTCCTATGAATATTTATGCCCGTATGATTATTGTGGGAACAACAACTATGCCTAATTCTATGATGGATGAATTTAGAAAATTTGCTGAAGGTAATCGTGGAAAAGAGCTAGAATGGATTTCAGACCAGAATGTAAACGTTCACTACTATCCAGCTATCATGATGGCTGATGATGGCTCAGAACGCTCCGTATGGCCTGAGAAGTGGCCTCTAGAGTGGCTTGTAACGCAACGACACTTACGTGACTTTGCTAAGAACTATATGAATAAGCCAGTTAATCTTGATGGTAATTTTTGGGTATTTGAAGATTTAATAATTGAGGAACCAGAGGAATTTGGAAATACAATTATTTCTATTGACCCAGCTGTTACAAAAAATAAAGTTTCTGACTATACTGGTATTGCTGTATTGTCTAGAGGCATGAATGATCAAATTTATGTAAGAGAAGCAATGCAATTAAAGGTTTCTCCATCTGAATTAGCAGATAGAGTGGCAGCACTCGTTGACAGATATGAACCAGGTGTCATATATGTTGAAACTAACCAAGGTGGAGATTTATGGAAAGATGTATTTAAAGATATTCCTGTGAGATATAGATCTATTAGGCAGTCTGTATCTAAGCAGGTTCGTGCAGGTAAGGCACTAAATTATTACCAACAAGGTAAGGTGCGACACACTGCACATTTCCCTGCTTTAGAAGAACAAATGTGGTCCTTTCCAAAGGTTTCACATGATGACGTTCTTGACGCAATGGTATCTGGAGTCCTATATTTCCTTGACAACAAGGCTCCAAAGATCGTTGCAAAACAATTAAGTTACTTAAGGAGATAAAATGGACGATATTAGACTAGCATTAGACTATATTTTGACCAAAAGAGAAGGTTATAATCGTGCTGAAACCTATTATGAAGGAACACAGCCTGAAATCTTCTTGAACCAGAGATGGTTTAAACTATTTAAAAATGAAAAGCGTGATTTCCGCTTTAACTTCAGTAAAACTGTTGTTGATGCAGTATTAAACCGCTTAGAAATTGATCAGGTAGAGACAGACTCAGCAGTAGCTGACGAATATTTCCAAAATCTACTAGATCAACCAGATATCCAGCTTGATATCAATGAAATTCACCGAAATACTCTTATTTATGGAGATGCATATGCAATTGTATGGCCAGATGAGACTGGAAAGATTGCTATTGATTATAATTCACCACTTACAACAGTTATTGTCTATGATCAAGAGAATCCTCGTAAGAAGTTATTTGCAGCTAAAATGTGGCAATACGCTACATATACAGAAAAGGTTATTAATTTAAACCTATATTATCCAGATCGTATTGAAAAGTATGAAGGATATGGCGAAATTGAGAACATTGGAACACCACAAGGATCTAATTTTAGACTTGTAACAGTAGTTCCAAATCCATGGGGAGAAATTCCTGTATTCCACTTCCGCACACATAAGCCATATGGCCGTCCAGAACATGCAGATGCATTTGGACCACAAGATGCAATTAATAAGCTTGTAAATACACACATGATGACAGTTGATTATCAAGGTGCACCACAGCGTTATGCATTGGCTAATGGTGGAAGCACAGCAGAAATTGATGATTTCTCAGAAAATGATACAGCTAGAGAAAATATTTCAGCATTGCAGAATGGTCCTGGACAGCTTTGGTATCTACAGGGTGTTTCATCTGTTGGACAGTTCCCAGCAGCTGATCCAAAGACATTTACAGAGCCAATTATGGACTTTGTTAATGCAATGGCATCAATTACATCAACACCAACACATTACTTCCTCAAGGGAACATATTTAGCGTCAGGCCAGGCACTTCGTGTTGCTGAAGCACCATTAACTAAGAAGGTTCAAAACCGTCAGATGGCACTTGAATCAACTTGGATTGATTTATTTAAATTCATTTTGCGTATTGAAGGAATTCAGGCTAATCTTGATGTTGACTGGTCTAACTGTGAAACAGTTGACGTAGTTGATGAATGGGATGTAGCAGTTCGCAAGAAGTCAGTAGGAATGCCATTAGAGCAGATCCTTATTGAACTTGGTTATGATGGAGAAATTGCTAAGATTATCGCAGATAATTCAGCAGCACAGACTCCAGCACAAGCAGCATCAACACAAATAGCCCTAAATGGGACAAGTATGAACGCACATAATTTGGCTATGCAAGAGGCAGCAGCCGATAACAAATAGTTGGACGACTAGGAGAAAAAATGGAAAACACAGATCAGATAGATGGCACGTCTATGGAGATCAAGGATCCTGCAGCAGTATTAGCAGCACTTGAAAGAGCGAAGGCAGATGCCAAGAAATTCAGACTAGAGAAGGAATCTCTAGAAAAGGAATTAGCAGAAAAGGTTACAGTATCTACAAGCATTCAGAAACAATATATGAATGAAAAGATTAATAATCATATTGCTAAGCTTGGTATTCAAAATGGAGATAGATTACTTAAATATATTAAGTCAGACAATCTTACATTAAATGAGGAATTTGAAGTAGTTGGGCTTGATGAACAAATTGAGACACTTAAATCAGATTTCCCAGAACTCTTTGATCCAAAATTATTGGTTGGTGGAAAAGCAGATTCTGCTGGCTCACAACCAGTAACCAAAATCCTTTCAGCAAGCGAAATGCAAGCTAAAATGGTGCTTGGAAGGTAGTATTAGTAACTAAAATACGGTATAATTATGTCAGGCAAACTCCGATTAGACGATTGGGTTTGCAGATATAAATTGGACGATTTTAATCTAATAACTCAAATAATCTAAATTAAATTAAGGAATAAACATGACAATCAATCGCACAGATTTAACTGAGCAAAATGGTTATATTCTAGAAGAGCAAGGTTCCGTAGTAATTCAGGACCTCCTTGCAAATTCTGCAGTAGAAGCATATGCTCGTCGTGAAGCAATGGCTTCACGCACAAAAACTGTTCCTCGTTTCATTGCTGATGCTCCAGAAGTTGTCGCTGAAGGCGATTCAATTCCAGGTGCAACTGCAACTCTAGACGAAGTAACACTTATCGCAAAGAAGTATGCAAAGATCTTCTCAGTTTCTGAGGAAGATATCAACGATCAGCTTGGGGATGTTCTTACAACCTACAAGCGTGAATGGGCTTCACGTTGGGCACGTAAGTATGATAACGCAACACTAGGTCTTGACGTAGATGTTGACGGAACAGACGTTGCTCCATACCGTTCTCTATACTACTCTGTAGCTGTAGACACAGACGGAGATAACATTCAGGCAACTTCAGGTGCATTAACATTCGCACACATCTCAGACGCTCTTGGTAAGGCTGAAACATCAGCTAAGTTTGATGCTGCTAACACAGTATTCATGGCTCACCCAAAGATGCTTGCTGAAATTCGTAAGATGAAGGATGACTCAGGTCGCCTTGTTCTTCCAAACCCAATCGCAGGAACACCAGGATCACTCTTCGGATATCCACTAGTTGTTTCATACGGTGCTGCACGTTCATCAGCAGCTACAGACACACCAACAGGAAATCCACTTCTTATCGTGGGTAACCGTCAGATGCTTATCAATGGTATCCGTGGTGGAATTGAGTCAGTAGTTTCTCGTGATGCAGAATTTGCAAAGGATGGAGTTCTTCTTAAGACACGCATTCGCCGTGGCTTCGCAGTAGCAGATGCATCAGCATTCGCAATTGTAGAGAAGAACTAAGGGAGGAATAAATAATGCCAAGTAAACTATACGGACAATTCTTAGCTAAGGCTTTGAACAAGGAAGTAGATTGGGATTCAGATACCATTAAGGTAGCCCTTCTATCATCTGCATATACACCAAATCAAGATGTTCACGACTATTTTGATGATGTATCTACATACGAAGTAACTGGAACTGGTTATACAACTGGTGGACAGACTCTCGGAAGCAAGACCGTTTCATACGATGCAGCAAACAATGTAATCATTCTTGATGCTG